AGATATCCAAAAGTTTCAGCTGAGGCTGTTATAAATAATCTGGTGTTAGGAGTATTTCCTAAGGTATAAATCCCAGAAGATGTATTGAAATAATTAATAATATCTCCTGATTCGACTTCCCATGAATCAATAATTTGAGAATTAAGTAAAGGTAAAGTTCTAGGGGTTGTTATAGATGAGGTAACGTAATAATTTAAAATTTGGTTAGGCCATAATGAGCCTGTAAAAAATTCAGTTTCATTAGCAGCATAAAAATAGTAAGTAGAATATTCTGTTATATTAGATACAGTATATGAAGCATAAGAATTTACAGCAGGAACAAATACTTTTAAAATAGTAGCTTGTCCTAAAGGATATGATTGATCAGCTCCGTTACAATCATTTTTTGCTATTTTTAAATATTTAGTTTCAAATAATGGAGGATTTATGTTAGGTAATTGCCCATTAAAAAATAAAATTTCACCATTACTAGGAGCTGTATTTGGGTCTAAAAAGTTATTTTCAAATGTATTTGCTTCAACAGAAGAAGTACTATAATATTGAACTAACCTATAAGGAACAGATTCAAATAAAGGAGGATAAGGGGCAAATAAACTTTGAGTAGTTACTGTTAAAACGGATCCACTAAATTCACCATCATAGAATTCGTCTTGGGCATTGTGGGGAGTATTAGCTATACCTAATGGAGTTATAATTCCTTCATTCCAGCTTTGAGTAATACCAAATATATTTTCAGGTCCAGTTCCATTAGGACCATAAGGAGAAGTGTCAACTCCATTAAACATATCCATTGTTCCACCAGTACCACCACTAAAGTTTTCTATAGTTCCATGATTATAATCAT